ATTGTAAGTTTGCGATTGTCTAGCGATACTGAAACATCATCCTTAGAAAAACCAGCCAAAGCAAATGAAAGAATATACTCTTTATCATTTAGTTTGATTTGATTATAAGGTGGATAGTTTGTTGTTGTTGTAACCTTCTGAAAATTTGAGAAGGCATTAAAAAATGGATCATTAAAAAGATCCAGTGTTGTTTTTACCATATTATTCCCCTTTCAAGCGAATAAGTTAATTTACCCCCCATTTGGGCAGGTATAAATATTATAGCATATTATGGTATAATTGTAAAAGACGATAGGGGTCATATGGATCAGCAAAGATTGCAAAATGCTAAAGAAGGTTTTACGCAAAACGACAAAGGTGAAAAGTTTTACTTTGAATCACCAATTCCAGGTCTTCATATTTACAATGATGTTTGGCCAAATTCTATGGAGTTTTTTGAAGGACTATTAAATAAAGAATTTTGGGATAAAAATAAAGAAAATGCAGGATATAGATCTTGGACTAGAGAAGATTTTTTTGATAATAAAGAATTTACAAAAGAAAATGGCAAACAGTCTGATACATGCTGGATTTACACACATCCAGAACCAAACAATGCATTTCGTGGACCAATAGACTCATACTGCTATCATTGGAACCTTGATCCAAAATCAAGAGAAAGTTTAAGAATTACAAAATATTCAAGTGGTGAATTTTTTGGATCACATTCAGATGATACATTTGCTACTCCAAGAACAATATCAATTGTTTACTATCCTAATGATGATTATGTAGGTGGAGAACTTGAGTTCGTTCATTTTGGTGTAAAGATTAAGCCAAAGGCTGGACAACTTTTTGTCTTTCCATCAGCGTACTCTTATGAACATAAGATACATGAAATTGGAGAAGGTTTGCCTAGATGGACAGTTGTATCATTTTTAAGTTTTGGAACTGATCAAGAAAATAGCAATCGTCGCCAAGGTTTAGAATTTCCTTACAAACCAAACTTTAAGTCATTATTTTAAAAAAAAGAAGGGGTCAAATTAATGACCCCCTCTAATTAACCTATATTACTTTGCAGACTTCTTTACTGCTGCCTTCTTACGGGCTGGAGCCTTCTTAACAGTTGCCTTCTTAACTGCAGCATCTACTTCTGCTACTTCTGGAAGACGACCAAATGCTGTGTCATTTGGATTGACTGCTCTCAATGCTACTGGTGCAATCGCTGCAACCAATGAGTATGCAAGAGTCTTTGGATCAGTTACGCCAGACATGTATAGTGCGAGTGCTGCACCCAGTACTGATCGTCCGTATGATGCCAAGATAGCCTTAGTTTGTTCTGTATTCATTTTATTCCTCCTAGGATATAATCTGTGTTAGTATTGTTGCACCAAGCCAAATACCAATAATTCCTGCGAGTCCCGCAAAAACTGGTGGTGCTGGCACTGGCAATTTGAATGCTGCGAACACGGCACCGCACCCAAAACCTGTTATTGTTGATAGAATAATATCTTTCATTGATTTTCCTTTGGTAGTAGTTGTTTTAACTGATCATAAGATTCAGCAATTTTTTTCATAGAGTAATAGTTTGGACCCATTGCAGTAAGATCACTATATTCTTTAAAGTATTTAATTTCTGGCTCAATATCATTAATAAACTTATTTAGGCCACTTTGAACTTCTTCTATGTATTTAAATGCATCTTGTCTTGAACTTTCAACAAAGTTTAAAAAAGATTTACTATTTTCAATTTGCATTCTATCAAGAATTATTGTTTTATCTAAATTTGATTGAGTTAGTTCATTTTTTGTTTTTATTAATTTAAATCTTGTTATAAACAATTGAAAAATTAAAAAAATAAAAACAGAAATAAATATAGTAAAAATAATGTAATTAAAAATCATATTTTTTCCTTTCAATAAAAAATTTTTTAAATGTTTTTCTCATTTGTTATACCTAAAATTTTTAAATTCCCAATCCCAGTCTTCTTGTATTATTTTTTGCTGATCATCATTAAATAAGTCTTGATATAAAATGCTCTTAGGTCTAAATGCTCTTGCATTTGTATTAATTTTAATTTTTTCTAAATTATGTTTTAAAAGAATTGGATTAATTTCATTTTCAATTCCATTCTCATATTTTAAAAAATTAATTTTATATGGATTATCTTGGTATGAATAAATATATCTTGTACTTATCATGCGACTACCACTATAAAATTTGTTATCAATATAATTTTTAGTAAGTTTATTTTTTTTATCTTGTGAACTATTAAAGTAGTCTTCATCTAACCCTCTTATTTCAGGTCTACCAAAAAAATCAGACATAACACTATCATATGGATTTCTAACAAATATATATATCTCAACATCTTTCAAATTAAGTTTATTTTGAATATCATGAAGTCTTGAATGAGGTAAAAAACCTTCATTGTTTCTTGGTTTATGAATAGATTCATAACCAGAAATATCGGTAATTATTGCATTGTCTGGCAATATTTTGGCTATTTCAATTTCTAATGAAGTGCTACCAACTTTCATATTTTTTAAAAGTAAAAATTTGTGGTCTGGAGAATATATCATTTTTTTCCACCCTCTCTTACAAGTAACACTATTGCACCATTATCTTCTAATGCATTTTTAACACGAATCATATACTCAACTGCAGCAACTCTATCTTCAACTGTTAAACTCATAAAATCTGGTTCACTTGCTTTTACAGTAATAAAATTGTCATTATCAACCAAAGTAACATTAAAGTTTTTAGGTGCATGAATGGAGCGAAATGCTCTTTTCATTTGATCTGTATACATTACCGTTCCTTTATAACTGGGTCTAGTCTATCCCAACAACCTTTTTCGCTGCCCTGAAAAACCTGACCAGTCTCTCTATCCACAAGTAACCATTTTGTTGGAGATTTTGTTTTTACTACTAACTCTACTGACTGATCCAATTCATTAAACTGAAATGAATTCCTCATCTACGACCCCATTTAACTTTATTCCAACCACGCTCATGGAAGTAATAAAGGATTGTCTTTGTTAGTACTTCAAACCCTGCAATTGATGCAGCAGTAATTGCCTTATGTGTTATAAAATATGACAAAACAAAAGTATCTACCGTTCCAATGATACGCCAAGTGATTGCTTTTAGTGCTGATCTTTGTTTAGTTACATTCATTGCCCTGCACCCATAGCCAACCAGGACAAAACTTCTTTTACTTTAGATACCCATTTCTTTACGTTTTTCAGTAGCACTAATAGCATGAATCTCTGCCCCCAAATCTACTTGCTCAATCTTATATCCGACATCACGACCATAAACAATGTTAGTAATGTTGGGAACCTTGATAACATTTGCTGCAGGCATATCTTTCTGAATAAAATTGCGAACCTCATCAAAATGTAGTGGATCTTTTTCTGACATTCCAACAGTATGTCGTACACCAATTACAACTTGTGTATTACGCTTTGCAGCCTCATCATATAGTGCACGGTGGCCTTCATGCCATGGTTGGTAACGACCTAACAAAAGAACTGTGTTTTCTTTCCAGTCAAACATTCCAAATTGGCGAATAACAGTAATGGCTCTTGTTGGAATTGCATCTTCATGATCATCACCAGTATTAACTATTCTGTGATCATAGTGTTCTGGATCTTCCCACAACTTATTTGTATCTTCAAAACGACCTTCTTGAATGGTATCCATCCACACAACAACATCTGCATCACCAAAAGCCTCACGGGTTTCTTTTGTTGGACAAACAAAATCAACAATTACTGGCTTATCTTGAATCTTTTCAAGAAGTCTGGCAAGTTCTCCCATTCTTCGTGCTTGTTCAATTCTGTCTTCTGGACTAAAACCTAGGTCTTTATTTAAACCAGACCGTACCTGATCTGCATTAATGTGAATGCCATTTGTTCTTTCTGCAACAGCATCTGCAATTGTTGTCTTTCCTGAGCCTGGTAGCCCAATAAACTGAATTATCATGATTCTTTCCTCCAATGGATATATGATCTTATGTATATTGTAGCATATGCTACTGCCATGGCGATGAAGCCATATTGTTTTGTAGATAGCCCATAGGCAATCCATAAACACTCATTAACGCATAAAATTAGCCAGCCCCAAATAGTTTTTTGACCAACTAAAAAAATTCCACAAACACCTATTATCGCCAATCCCCATGACCACATACTATTGATCCATCGTTAAGTATTGCCAAGTATTTGCCCAGTCTTGTTTTTCTTTATGTGAGTTAAACTCTTTTGAAATAATTCCATTTTCTAGATATATACCGCCCCAAACACCCCACTCTTTTCCAGAGATACCATGTGCAAAGCAAGTTTTTGAAACAGGGCAACTAGAACATAACTTATCTACTGCTAACCTTAAATCAACCTCATCTTCATATTTTTCAAAAAATATATTTGTGTCATACTCAAAACAAGACCCTTCATCTTTCCATACATGTCTATTCATTTTTACCTAACAAACTTGTCTGGTATATCCCAGCCATCTCTGTTTGGTTCAAATCTTTTTGAAATGTTCCACTTTCCATCAAAGTACTTACCATTTTTAGCAGTCCTCGCACTTTCTGCAGGATGCATGCTAACAACTGTCCAACCATCCCAAGTAAGAAACTTATTATTCTTTACTATGGTTTCCATTTTTTCTAGTTCTGTAATTTTCATATTTATCCTTTTAGTAGTTGAATATTCCTGTTTCAATATTTTTTTCTTGTGCTTCATATACTAGTTTTGTTTTTTGCTCATTTGGCTTTGACAAAAAAGCAAAATAGTTAAACTCTTCAAAATTTTCACTTATCCATGATGGTGCAACTTTATACATCTTAATCTTTTTTCCACGAGACTTCATGCTTCGTTCAGATAGATTTACAAACTCACTTACCATTGCATTAATGTTTGCTGGTCCAGCAGAATAAATATAAAAGTGTTGGTCTTGATCTGTAAGATTGGAAAGGGCAACACCAATTGCTCTAAGGAAAACCTTATAGTCTTCAAAACTATTGGTTCCTTGTACTCCCACTATCATTGTCTAACCCTTCTCT